GGGTTCAGGTGCAGCCGTTGCCACCTGTTCCGGCGCGGGGTCAACTACCGCTAGGTTTTCTTCTGACATTTTTGATTCCATAGAATCCCTGGTGAACGCACCAGTACGTTTTTAAGGACTCAGCGCTGCCACCTTGTCCTGGAATGCTTTAATCCGTGCCTCTAACGCGGCGCGGTCTTGAGCCACTGCGGTTTCCGCAGCGGTAAGTTTGTCTTGACGGTACGCAATGTCTGCTTCCTTGTCGCCCAGTTTCTTTTCCAATGCCGCAAGTTCAACACTCTTGGCGCTAGAAGCCGACGCAAAATCAGCGGCGGCTTTGGTTGTTTCAGCGTCTTTAGCGGTTGCAGCGGCGGCTTTAGCTTTAGCTGCGGCCAGATTGTCTTTGGCTTGCGCCAGCATATCGTCGGCCTGCGTCTTGGCTGTTTCCAACGCAACTTTGGCTTCATCGCGTGCGGCAAGCGTTTCCGCTACTGCATTCATCGCGCCTTGGCGTTGCGCTAGTTCAGCCTGCAAATTGACCAGCATGGTCAACTCATTGGGTAATTGATTTTTAATGTAATCAAGCAGATTGGTGTGGTTCATAGAACCACCGTCACCGTGAAAGTCCATGATGCAATCCTTTAGGTGTAGTAAGAAATGTTCAACTTAGAACTAGCGGTCTGCTCAATAAATCTGATGGCTTTTAGATCACCGTCATATTGAAGCGTTACGCCAGCCGCAAGCGGCATTCCTACAGATGCAGTAGGGTTCACGCCATCATCACGCCAACGAACCGCTTGGGTTTCTGGCGTAATAAGAGCAATTGCTGGGCGGCAATTTAACCCGTTTACGTCAACGGTAGGCACTGTCAAAGCCGTTGCCGAACTCAGCGAAGTGATCTGTTGATAGCCCAAACGGGTGGTAATAGCTTTTAAATTAAGTGACATCTAAAATCTCCTACGCTCGGTAAAAGAGCGAATTTCAATGAACAGTTGAAGAATAGCAGAATTTGGGGCACTCCCAAAGAATAGACCGCCAAAAAACGCGCCAAGAAAAAAATCGTTGCTAACCCCGCTGAAAAAATCACCGGCAAAAAATGTACCTCCGAAGAAATTCAACTTGACTGCCCTTCAGCTTCCGCAGCCTCATATGCAGCAAGTTCTTCGCCTTCCAATTCAATTTCCTTGACCTCGCCGGTTTGGACGTTGACTTCAATTCGTGTAGGTGTGGTCATGGCTTACTCGTACAGGATGTTTATCACGCCAGCGTCAAATGTGTTTGTTCCGCTTCTTGTTAAACGAACAGCCGTTAAAGCGCCTGACAAGGCAACTGAACCATTTGAAAAAACAACAGAAACAGTACTACCGTAACCCGAATAAGTTGCCAACCATGTGTTAGTTGATGCACTCAAAAGTACAAGCATCAGGATACCCACATTTGCATTTGCAGCCGTTGCATTTCTTATTGAAAACCCGTTTCCTGGCTGGCTTGCACCGGATGCGGGCGTAGTAGTAAGATTTTGACTTCCCCCCGAATAACCAGTTGTAACATAGGTCGGCGTTCCTCCATACCCAAGTTGAATTAATGGAGTATCTGTTCCGGACAAGGAAACGCCGTCTAACATAACCGTGATTCGTTTTACCCAGCTTGGTAGGCTTGTAAAATCTACAGTTGTTTGATTGGTTAGTGTGACCGCTGTCCCATTTGTTAATTTTGAGCCCCAAGCTGCTGTAGAGCCATTAGAAGTTAAAATTTGCCCATCTGTGCCAATAGCCAATCGAGTTGCGCTGGATGCTCCATTGCCAAGAATCAGGTCGCCGGTAGTGGTCACTGGTGACAAAGCATTAAATGCAGCGGATGCTGTAGTCTGACCTGTGCCGCCATTGGCAATAGCCACTGTTCCTGTAACATTAGCCGCCGTGCCGGTAGTGTCTTGATTCAGCGTAGGAACATCAGTCACCTGGATGGTAGACATAGTTGCGTTTGTGCCGTTAGCCCGCAAAAACCGAGTGTTACGCAAATCATCGACAAGCGCATTGATTGCAGCTTGTCTAGTGGTTTGGCCTGTACCACCATTGGCAATTGGAAGCGCCGTGCCGGAATAGCTAATTGCAAGCGTTCCGCTGGTTGTGATTGGCCCGCCCGATACCGACAAAAACGTGGGCACAGTAGCGTCTACCGATGTAACAGTGCCAGAACCACCGCCGCCGCCGGAATATTGTGGAATGTTTAGCGTATTGGCAACAAAAGTGGCAGCGCCTGACGTTCCAGTCGTTGTTAGCGTGATTGGTGCTTGGTAATCAGTTCCAGCAGACGCAGCAGAAATTGCAGTGCCGTTGCCCTTCAAAACGCCTGTAATGCTAGTCGATAGGGTGACGGCCGGCGTTGTGGTTGCATTGGCTACAGTGCCCGCAAACCCATTGGCAGACACAACAGACACCGATGTGACTGTTCCAGACCCACCACCGCCACCAGAAGCTGCAATAGTTTGATTGGGCCAAGCACCCGTAATTGTGACGTTTGTGCCCGCTACCAAAGCCGGTGTGGCTGTTCCTGTGCCACCATTGGCGACATCTAAAATGCCTGTAAATGAATGCGTAGCGTCCCAAGCAGCCGCACCGGTTGCGCTGAACGAAGCGTCAGCAACGGTTGAGTGCGTTACGGTGATGGTCATGCCAAGAAGCGTAATTTATACAGGGTTCGCAGATAAATTTCAATGATGTTGTCAATTAACTGCTGGAGCGAGGAATCTGATTTATCGCAGACATTGTACCGAGCGGCTTCAATTTCAGCCAACGAGTCCTCTAGAAACTCAATAATGTTGCTAGTCTTCTTTGCTGAGTGAAGCGTGATCGGGCCAATCAAACCATGACGGCCTTGGTAGGCTTCGGCAAAATCATCCGCCGCGCCGACAATGCGGTCGTAGAAAATATTCAGCGCCGTGTGCTTGCTAAAGCTGCGGGTGTTTAGATGGACGCTATGCGTCACATCACGAGCTAAAAACAGCAAGCCTAAAAAATCAGCGGGTTTCATTGTTGCATCTCCATCGGCATCTGTTCTGGTTCCATCGGCATCTGTTCAGGTGGTGTCATCTCCATCGGCATGGATTGTTCACGCATTTCCGGCATTTCATTAAGCATATTTTGTGACTCCATAGCCGCTGCAACCACACCCATAGCAATATCTTGAATCTGTTGCTCGGTCATTCCAGCTTGCACCGCAGCAATTCGCTTGGTTTCGGCTTCGTACATTTTGACCTCGGCCTCAAAGTCCTTGCGCTGTTGGTCTTGCATTTCGATGGATTTGCCGACGTTTTGAATCATCTGGAACATCTGCTCCATCTCTTGGCCCATAGCCTGGATCTGCTGCTCAGCCTGCTGCAACTCTGGCGGCTTGTCGCCGTCCTGCATCAGCTTGGGATCAATAGTCTTGGCAAAGCGTTTCGCCATCTCTTGAGCGCCCGGCCAGTCCATGTTCTTCACAAACAGATCCCCAGCCACTTGCCACAGTTGCGGGTTGCCCTGCAACAACTGCGCCATCGCTTCCAGCGCCTCTTGGCGCTTGGTGGCGTAGCCTGGGCCGGTGGTGACCACCACGTCGTACTTGCCGACCGACGGGTTGTATATCTTGTCAATCACAATGCCTTCTTGGTTGACAATCTTTTTGACCGGCTCGGCCTGCATCGGGTCAATCTTGACCATGTCGGTCTCGCCGTCCTCGCCAATGATCCGCGCCACCCGCTGGGTGTCGTAAATCTTGGGGATCAAATCAACCAACTGCCGGGTGATGTGCCGCACGCCACGCGCCAGGTTGTCGCCGTAGTGGTAAGTACCGACATCGCCCTCACGCTGACGCGCAAGAATTGCTTTTCCTGAGCGTTCGTTAGATGTCATGCCCAAAGAGGCGTTGTATTGACCAGTTGACGATTTGATGTCCTCAGACGCGCCAGCCTTAGCTTGCAGCAGCCCGCTGGACGCCATTGGCGGCTGGGCGCGCTGTGGTAGGGGCAGAATGCTGCCAGAACCGTCTGTAACGTCGGGATTTACCTACAAATATGGCCAATTGGTCGTATTTGCGGTCTTCCACTGGGTTTCGTAGCCTTCAAATTGGCCGCCGTAGCCAATAAATGGCGCTTTTGGAGCCAAAGCCAGCATTTCTGCCTCTTGAGACACCCAATAGTTGTACATCCGTTGCGCGTCTTTGGCATTTCGGACGATTCCTGACACATACAGACGCCCGTCAACCTCAAATTCGTTGCCGACGATGCGAACAACAGGGATATACCGGCCCGCCCACTCGCGCTCTTCCAGTATTTCGTAGCCGTTGATCTTGCAATACTTGATTTTTTGCCGATCCGACTCGCGTGTCTTCAGCGGTTTGCCAAACTGACCTTTCAGCATCTTGTCCTCGGGTGTACCGGCAAACGCCGTGATGTTTCCGGGGTACAGATTCAGCGTGGCGCGGTCGTAGTCAACGTAGTAATAATCCGCAATGCGGATTGTGTCTTCGTTGAGCCATTGAGACAGATTCTGGTCACCAACGCCCAGCGACTGCAAGGTCGTGATAGGCGCTGAGTCAGGGTACATACGCTCATAGTCAGTTTTCGTGACGTCCTCGGTGATGAAACACCACTCGGCATCAGACCCGCACGGGTCTTGGATCGTCGGATCCATGTAAACGCTGAAACTGTTACGGACGCGCCCAATCTTGATGTCTTGGTCAAAGGTATCGTCGTCGCAGTATTCCGTCAGGATGCGGATGTAGCCTTCACCGTAACTGACTTGGTTTTCGCAGGCGGTGTCGTAAGCGACATCGGCGTCGGAGATGTACTCAATGTGCCTGACCATGCCGTTGAAGATTTCGGCGACTGCAATGTCGGCCTTGTCGTCGGCTGGAATAACCTTGCCACTTGGGCGGTTTTGGCGTTGGTCATTGGTGACTTGCCGGACGTGCTGCGGCAGTTTGTTAATTGTCAGGCACGGCCTAGCGTTGATTGTCTGGCCCTGCACCGCGCCGCGAGTCGCCAACACATCGGCAGGCCATTGCCAGTGATTGTCCGGGCTGCCAGCGTAGAACTTCAGGTCGTCAATCTCATCCTCGCGAGATTCAGACAAAGCCCCGATGGCCATATCCAAGCGGCTGCGGGCAGTCGCCAAGATATTGGCTGTGGTGTCCTTCTGACCGCCGCCGTTGGATACCGCACCAGCGGCGGCTATGCCGGTGTAATCAGCCATTATTTAATCTTGCTCAAAACCTTGTTGACTGTAGCCTTGACATTGTTGCCTGCGGGGATGCTACCGTGGCATCCCATGCCGGGCGTCTTGGAATAAGTCTCTTTGTTGCGGTCAGGCATACCAGCGCCGGGCACTTTAGGTTCGCGGCTGTTAAGTTTGCTGATAGGTTCAAGGGTTTTCATTTCTTTCCTTTCGGTTTTTGCGCTTCGCGCTTGACAGCATATGCAATCGCAACCGCCTGCTTCACCGGCTTACCGGCGGCAACTTCAGCCTTCACGTTTTTGCGGAAGGCTTCGGGTGTTTTTGATTTAACTAGCGGCATGATAGACCTTACGCTGGCAAAACATGAAGGACAGAAAAATTGATCTTAAGTGTGTCCGTGTAGGCGTTGCTTGATACATTGTCCAAGTTGATTGTAAATGCACCGTCAGTTACCGTCACCACGGCAATCAGATACGCAAAGGTGGCAGTAGCGCCAGACGCGATGTTTACGATCACCGTGTCCAAAGCAGACACTTGGCTATTGGTGACAATAAACGCGACCTTTGCGCCTGGGGCCATCTGCGCGTTGGCTGTCGTAATAGTCCCCGCCGTCTTGTTTATCGTGACGCCAGTGGCTTTGTTGCCGGTTTGTGTAACCGTGCCATACGCGCCGTTGGTGTAACCAAGTTGTGAATCAGCGTAAATCACAGTCGCATTGACCGTATCCGCGCCAACAATGTTCTGATCTTCGTACGCTACGCCAATCGGCTTGGTGTTTGCCATTATTTTTTCTTCGCAGTTTTGGCAGCCTGCTTAAAGTCGGCTGCGCTAGGCGCTGCCTTTGTGCCAGGCTTGTTCATCTTCTCTTTGCTGCCAGCCGCAATGCGTGCTTGCTTGGCGTTAATTGCAGCATACAAGCCGGGGCTACCTGGTTTTTTCATTTGTATTCTCCAACAACAAGTTCTAATTTATCGTCGCCAAGAAAATCTGCAACATCTCTGCACAGATTGTAGAAGTCTTTAAAACCAAAATCCGATTTCATTCGATTAATGGCTTGGCACACAAGGATTGTATTCTCAAGCGTGTAACCAACGGCGCTGTCAATGCGTTCTATGGATACGGTGTTCAATTGGCCTGCTTCTAGCGTCATCAAACGCCCACTGTAAGCGCAAACAGTTTTTTGCGTGTTCCAGCAGTTTACAACATCAGAAATAGTTAAATCAAACGCTTGTTGACGCTTGACGGCACTTTTTCTTGCGTTCTGCAAGAACACTTTTGCGCGGCCTTCAATGGTGGAATTTTGTTTTGCCCGTGAACGAATATTGCCCTCAGTGCAACAGTTTTTGCACCAACTATGATAACCATCAACGGTCAAACAATGCTTAAAATACAAAGCCAATGGCTTGGATTCTTTGCATTTGAAACACGTTTTCATAGTTAACACTTCCATCGTTTGAGAGCAGCAGCTTTGCGGGTGGGATTACCCTTTTCATCTTTCATTGGCCCAGGCACGCCAGACATACGGGCGCAGAACGAATCCTTGCGTGCGCCGCCTTGGGGCTGTGGCGCTTTGAGGTTAGAGCCAGTCGCCGCATTATATTTCTCGCGGCCTTTGGCCGTCAGGCCAGCACCTTTGGATGTGGGCAGCTTCTCGCCGCGTCCAACGCTGAGAGACACTTTTTTCATGCGCCCATCCATGAAGTATTAACGCCGCTGCCTTGGGAGTTCACGCGGCGGGTTGGTTCCGTGTACTGCCGATGCGCCACAGGAAAAGCAAAGGTCACGGCAATCGCGTCTGCCGCGTCAGGTGAAGCCAATCCTCTTGCACGCATCTCTTTTTTCCCTTCAAGGAAAATAGTCCCCGATGAATTTGGTTTCTTCATAGGCCCAGTTAGGTCAGCTTTAAGCTGCCGGTCTGTGGGAATACTAGCAGATTTTAACCACGTCCTCATATCGTTCCACATTTCGGCACGCTTATTCCCGAACGCAATAGAGTGTTTCGCCTTGGAACCGAAGTTCACACCGCGCACTTTATACCTCTGCTCGGTCAGCCGATCTAGTATCCCGTAGCCCAGCCCGCCCTCGTCAATCACCGTCAGAACAGGCTTGTACTCCTCCATCGCCTCAATGACGCGCCCGACAATCGTCATGGTGTCCTCGCCCTGATAACGCTTAATCGCCACAATGTCCCGCCCCTGGCGTATCGCAATCACGGTAGCATCAGCACCGCCTCGAGCCGGATCCACTCCCATCACGATAGGCGCGGTAAGATCCTTGTAACGCGGGCGCTTGGCGGCATCATCCACCAGTGTCCCCGAGATAAACTGATCTTCGCCGGCTGACGGGAATTCACCGTACACCTCAACCTTAGCTTGGGCCGAGTCCTCGCCATACTCTTGGATAATCTGATCATAGACCGCCTTGTCGGTGTCCTCCACCGTCCTGGCATCTACGCACCGCGTGTTCCAAAAATCCCGCTTAGCGTTAAAGCACTCAAAGAAATAGCCTTCGTTGCGACGCGGGTTGGAGAACGCAAACCAATACCGATCGGGTGTGTTCTCCGTAAAGAATCCCGCGCCCACTTCCCAAATCGGATTAGGAATACCGCTGGACTCATCAAAGATCAGCATCATGCCGTCCTGGTTATGGACACCAGCGTAAGAGTCAGGATTCTCAGCAGACCACAGCTTACCTTCGCAGGCCCAATAGCGCGTTCCCTTTTTCAAATCACGCTCCACCAGTTCCGTCAACCAGTTCGCCGGCACTAGCTTGGTAGCGCTTATCTCCCACCAGTGCGAGTTAATCAGCATCGCCGCCCACTTTGTCAACTCAGCCCAGGTGACCGAACGCAACTGGTTTTCACTGTTTGCGCTGACCACTACGCTGCCGCCAATCCGTGTTGTCAGCATCCACAACACCAGCCAGCTAACCAATGCCGACTTACCAATACCGCGCCCAGATGACACCGCCATTCGCACGGTGTCATAGGTAATTTGGCCCTGCTGCTTTTTAATGTGCGCCGTGATGTCTCTCAGCACCTCGCGCTGCCACTTGCGCGGGCCTGTGAACCTTTCCAATGGCGTGTTCTTGACGCCCCAAGGAAATGCAAACCTTACAAACGCCTCTAGGTCATTGGCAATTGCCGGTGACCATAACTCCGTCATCAGCTTTTGCTCTTCCTCGCCTTTGTATATCGGGAGTTGCATTTATCGTCAAGTGGTTTTGTTGGCGCGGTTATAGCATAAAAAAAAATAAAAATTGTGCGCGGAGGCTACGTTCCCTTGGCCCTTCTGCGCTGGCCCTACCCCCCCTACCGGGCTGCGGACGGCGCAGGCAGGCTGCGGGCGGCGGGCTGCGGGCGGCGGGCAGCGCAGGCAGGCTGCGGGCAGCGCAGGCAGGCTGCGGGCGGCGCACTATGCATATGCACTATGCACTATGCACTATGCACTATGCACTATGCACTATGCATATGCACTATGCACTATGCACTATGCACTATGCACTATGCACTATGCATATGCACTATGCACTATGCACTATGCACTATGCAC